ATAATGCAGAAAAACTTGTACGCATTCTTTGCCTTTGAATTTTTCTCTCCAATGTTCTAGTTCACAGCCAGAATAAACCAGCATATCTCCTGGTTTTAAATCTACTTTTATACCTTTAGCTTTGCTTTCAGCAGTGATATTTTTACCATCAGGTATACCAACATTTTCATTTGGGCTTAAATATATAGGCCAGTCATCACCACCAAGATTCATAGTAGTAGATATCTCACAACTAAATCTATCTTTGTGTCTTTTTAGAATATCACCTTTTTTATATATTCGTGCATATGTGTATGCAGGATATAATTTTAATCCTGTTGCTTTTTCCATCTCTGGTTGACATTTTAATAATAATGTTTCCATAGCAATATTTCCATAGTGAGAATAAGTACCAGGTATTTGATCATTTTTACCTTCATAGTTACCTATAATAGTTTCATATGGTGAAAAGTATCTACGTTCTCTACAAGTATCATAAACTTGTTTTTGCATACAAAAATAGTTTGCAATAAATGCAGCTAGGTCTTTTGATATTGCTTTACGAATAATTGTATATTTATTTTTTTTAAAAGTAGTTGACATTAATATTCACTCTTCGATTATTATCTGTAGGTAAACTGCTTGCATGGTCTTTACTAGGATCAAAAAAAACTGCTCTATTGGCTTTAGGTTTAACTTTTTCTTTTTCAAAATAAGTAAAACCATTATTATCATTTATGTATAAAAGACATCCTTTATGTTTAAAGGTAAAATCTGTATGATATTGATGTATTTGTTTTTTATTTTTATTTAAATATAAATTGCCTTTAACTCTAATGATACTATTACATTTTAGTTGTTTAAGAAAATTAATGATAAGGTTGTAATAATTACTGGCAGGACCAGGGTGTAGTGTTTTGGATTGTATATTGTTGTAAAAATTATGTGTAAAATAAAAATTATCCTTTGTATCTTTAGAATTAGTAATACAAGTATTGTAATACCAAGGAAAAAAATCTCCTAACATATTTTTTTGTATTTGTTCAAAATATTTTTTATCTAAAAAATTATCTATTACTTTAACCATCTCTTGCCATCTCTTTTGGCACTGCTTGTATATTCCAATGTATAAATCTAAAAGGTTCTATACCGTGATCGACTGCATATTCGTGTTCTAAAAATCCTGGAAATATAATTAATGTTCCAGGTTGCGGTCTAAAGTGAACAAGTTCTGTGCCACCTACAACACCTTTGTTAATTGGTTTTAATTTTAATTTAGTTGCACGTGCCCCGGTTCTTGGTTCGTGAAATATTGGATATGATGTTTTATCACTGCACTTTAAAAAATAAAAACCTGATACGTGTTGATTCCAATGTATATG